GGTCGCAGCCTGTGTCGGAGAGTTAGCGGTAGCAAAGATCACTAACCAATACTGGTCGGGCCATGTGTGGCACCAGTCCGTGCATAAGGAGTACCGGCACATCCCTGATGTTGGGCACAACATTGAGGTGCGTCGGGTGAGGACCAGTACCAGCGCAGCCGTGAGGCAGCGCCAGTTAGACAAGGGATTGACCCTGTTTGTGGTGAAGCCTGTTGCACCTGAGTTCCGGGCAGTTGAAATCTTAGGGTGGATCGACCACGACGAAGCATGGGAGAAGGGTGAGCCTTCGGGTTACAGCGAAGATACTCGCGTGATCGCTGAAGAGTTCCTCAACGCACCCATGACTTACACTGACACTGATGGCAAAACGTGAGTATTCCTTTGACCCCATAGCGTTAGTTTCTCTTTCTCAACGCTACGGAAATCACAGTCAGTTACCAGCAACGCCGATGGAGGCGTTGCAGCGGGCCGGTCCCGACGAGCCGCTCACCTCCAAGGACGAGCAGGCTGAACTCCAAGAAATAGTGTTGAACGCACTAAATCATTTGGAAGATTGGGAACAATGGTTACTCAACGCCCTGCTTTTTGAGAAGATGAGCCTGCGTCAAGTTGAGTTTGTATTAGGAATGCCGAAGACAACTGTCGCCAGAAAACGTGATGCGTTGTTGCACAAATTGAAAACATATCTAGCAAATGATCCGACAATCAGGAGGTATTTACGTGGAGAATGAAGTTCCTCTTATCCAGCCGAAGACTTGGGAAAGCGCAGCCGGGCTTTGCGCTTGGCAAATAGACAAGGCCCATCATTCGCGGCTTGAAGCAATCCAGTCGCATCCGTCGTGGAGTAGTTCCACGGACTGGCTCGTCAGCCTGCGTGAAGAATACGACGGGCTGACGGAGCAATGGTACGGGTCTGACGACGGGCCTGCTTGGGAATGGTTCAAGAGCCTTGCGAGCGCGACGATGCTTGCCGCCTACAGCACTGGTGCGTGCGTTGCGTTGACAGCAGAGTCCATACTTCCGCTGCTTGGGCGCAAGCAAAACGACTACGGCTACGAGAACATCAGCCGGTTTGGGCGTGACGGAATCTTGGTGCGGATGCACGACAAGATCGCACGCATAGAGAATCTAGTGAATCGAACGGATGAACCCAGTAACGAATCCTTAGCGGATTCGTTTGTGGATCTGGTCGGCTATTCCGTCATCGGTATGATGTGGGAATACGGCCTTTGGAATCTGCCGATGGCAGCGAATCAGTCGTAATCCAACTCGTCTAAAGCATCCATGCTGCCCATGATGAGGGCAGTCAGGGTGGAGAATACGTAGTTGTGGACTGGGCTGTCGTCGAAATCACCGACGATATTTTCCGCAGCGAACGCCATAGCGCGTTCGTAAGGAAGAACGATCAGCACACCCAGATCGGATTCGTTCCACTTGGCGTGATTCCCGTCGGTTATGTCCAACAGGTGCGAAGTCTTTCGAATCTCTTTATAGATTTCGGTAGCCATATAGCCGTACTCGTCATGCCATTTGGCAAACGCCGCGTCTACAGGCTCCCCTGACATCAGCCGAGGCGATCCTTTGCGTAACCCTTCACGACCGAAAGGGCCGCAGCCGCACCCGCTATCAACGCTACCTTCAAAGTTCCCTGATCTCCGATCACGAACACGGCTAGAAAAGCCTGAACGAAAGTCCAACCAGAGCGTTCCATAATATCCATCATGCTGTCCACAACACCTTCCATGTGTCTGAATCAATGACCCCGTTCGCTTTCAAAGCGAACTGGGATTGCCATTCTTTGCAGGCATTCCGAGACTTCGCTCCGTAAATGCCATCGACCTTTAGGTTCGCGCCCCTGTCATTCAAACGCTTCTGCGCTAGCGCAACCCACTTACCTTTAGAACCCCTCCTAATAGGAAGGGCGCTTTGTCCCGCCTCCAGAATGTAGCGGACAATCCCATTCCAATCGACAGCCACGTTCGCTGGCTTGTCGCCAGCAGGCGTCCCTTCTTGGACCCACGCTGTCAGTTTCTCGCCGGGGCATGTCGTAGACGAGAAATCCTTATGGCACCGTACCCACAGGTGGTCACCATACTGTTCCCTAATTGCCCCGACGACGGTAAGAAACGCATTCTTACCGGATTCTGTGAACGCATCATCGGTATCTCCAATGTACGCAACAGAAATAGACTTGGAGTTCCAACCACGGGTGGCAGCGCCACGCTTCCACCCGCGTCCCTCAAATATCTCACCCGTTTCACCAGATACCAGCCAGTTGTAGGCGATGGAATCCCACCCACGGGATTCCACATGGTACCTGTCGTGTCCTCTCACACGGTCCCACGGGCTGTGTGACGGCCCCGTCGTGTGATGGGCGACAATCCCTTGCACCGGACGCCAGAAGCCGTGTAAACGCTTCCCAGTGTCGATGGCCCCCCATTCCTCGCGCGAGATGTAGTCCATACCCTAAGACTACTTTGTCCCTCGCTACAAATGCGACCTTCTCAACGCCCGCTCCTGCGCACGCTCTTCCCGCATGTCGTACTGGCGAGAAATAATCTCCTGCTGCTGCTCCCACTTCGTGTTCGTTCGCAACCCAATACCAGCAAACCAAGAAATCCAATTGCTCACAGAGCGCTGCTGATACTTCTCTTCATCAGGGAACAACCGCCGATAATCCGTGAACGTAGGCAACAACTGTGCCATGCCATGCAACGCATGGTCTGGCATCACCCAGTCACCCTCGTAATTCTTTGAAGCGATACCAAGTATCTGCAAGCCATTCATCATGCCGGGAATCATCGAATACGCAGTCGGTACAGGCTCCGGGCGACCATCGAAACTGTAACCCTTCCAAAGATTCTGCTTCGCCTTCCACTCGTAAGGCGCCTTGATGATCGGCGTCAACTGTGTACCAATCGTTCCCAACGCAATCTCCGCACGCTCCATGATCCCAAGGTCTTTATCGAAAGCAAGCGCAGGATCAAGCAGTTCAAGCGGAGCCTTGAACGGCATGTCAGGCAAGATCATCATGTTCTCACCCTCATACTTCCACGGCAAACGGATAGCGCCCTGACGTTGCATCCAACGCGGAGTGACACCCCCCTCATCGTCCTTCGACATGAGTTCAACTTCCTTCTTCAAACTCACGTACCGGTTGAACACCTCTGGCTGGCGCGCAAACTGTTCCATCATCAAAGGCATGTTCTTACGAGTCCACGTATAGAACGGAACCACCCGCTTCACGACGTTGCGTTCAAAGTCCGACAGATCGTCGTAATCGAAATGGAACTTCATGATGTTGTCGAACGCTTCGCTGGCGTTGCCGCCCTTCTTCAACGTGTCGAAACCAAGCGACCCACGCAAGAAAGTCTCAGTCGCCATACCGAAGTTCTTAGACAAACGCAACGGGGCGTTGCGTGTATTCATCGGGTTGATGGCATCAACTATGTTGACTTCCTTCCCACCGATACGGAAGTTGGCGTTCGGCGCCAACCGGCGAGCCAATATCCCGCGACCGGAAGACTCCACAAACTCAGAAGCAACCTGACCAGAAGCAGAACCCAAACTCCCCGTCCGCGCCAACTCCCTAACAATCTCCACATCCGCTTTGTTTACATTCCCCGGATCAATCATCCGACCACGCATCGCCTTACGCATCCGCGCAGCCTTCTTCGTCAACCCCGCAGAAACCGCCTCTTCCTCCTGATACTTCCAATACGCACGCATGAACTTGCGGTAACTAGACCAATCCATACCAGCAAGATGATTCATAAACGCACCAGACAGGAAGTTGCGCCCGTGAAACCCCGGCTTCGCAATCATGTAAGCACGCAAAAGATTATGCAACTTGTCGTACTTGCTCAAGAACCCCGCAGCGCCACCACGCGCAGCAAACATCTCAGTCGCAAGCATCGAATCAACCAGAGTCTCATTGCCCTGTAAGCGACCAAACGATTTCATCCCAGAGAAGAAAATGTCCTCAACCATTTCCTCCGCTTGCGGCACCTTATGAAGATCGCCCAACTTCTGGTCAGGCAACTTCGACACCAGATCAGTCCACCCCTCAGCGCCGCGTTGGAACTCATCCAACGCAAGGTTCAACATCGCGTTGTCACCCTCAATGAGAGCGCCTACAGCCAACCGCAACTCAATCAAATCATCCGGTAGATCCTCCAACGGAGTATCGACCGGGGCACCCAAACGATCCAGCATGTCCAAAGCCTCGTCGATCTGACGCTGCTTCTCATCCATGCCGCTACTGACAAGCCACCTTTCAGTGTCCGCTAGATCGGCAACCCACGAATCAGGAGGTGTTCCACGTTCAATCGCTTCCCTAGCCGCCTTGAGTTCCATCTCAGAAAGCATCTGGCCTGCGGTTTCAACATAAGCCTGAGTGGCGAGTTGCTGGTCTGCGACGAGTTCGGCGCGCCGTTCAACCAACTGTTGTAGAAGATCCTCTGGCGACTTGTTGCTGCCCACAGTCCGTTTGGGCATCTCAGATATTTCTTGGAACCATTCGAAGAACGCAGCAGAATCAATGAACGTGGTGTCGCCAAGAGGGGAACCCCCTTGTGCTTGTTGCACCGCTGTCATTACGGCAAGGTCGGGACCGTCTATCATGTCGGAAGGTTGCCCCCCCACCGCATCTCCCTCTAGCCCATTTTCATATATCCACTGTTGAGTCTCAGGTTCGTAGGACGAATCCGTCTGATAAGTATTTAGATATGCGTCTTCAAGGATTTCCTCTATTTCAAATTGAGACTTCTCTAAGTTGGAATTCGCTAGGTCGTTACCCATAGCGTCCCAGAACGGATGTGCTTGGTCCCCCGATTTATTCTGATTGACGGTCCGCCACGTTACATTTCCGAACTGCTGTGTTTCTGTAATGGATTCGTAACTTGACGGGTCAGGAACCGCATCAGCAAACGCATCCATCAACTGCTCGTCAGCCGCCTCACCAGTCCAATCCGCAGCCCTAACATCGCCCTCTTCCACGATACGGGAGATGTTGCGATGCGTCATCTTCACATCCCTTGACCTCAAAGCCAATGGGTTTGTAGCCATGAAATTGGGGAACTTGCCAGTATGCAAGTTTGCTGCCCCGCTACTCATCTCCTGAAGGTTTACGCTGTCACCATATGTTCCCCCGTTCACCCAGAACGCGGCAGAATACCCGTCGGCTGTCAGCGAATTCTGAAACTCCTGATTGAACTGCGTTAGATACCACCGACGCATTGTTGCGTCTTTGCCGCTATCGCCACCAGTTCCGGCCCTCAATTGCTGATGGCCTCCCCCGCGACCTGCGGTTGCGGGGGATTCCAACATCCCTTCCCACCCGAAGGCACCTCTCGCTACCTCGTCCTCATCCGCAAAGTCCACCATCCAAGCGCCTACAAGTTCGTCGGCCTCACCAGTGAATGCAGCATTTATTACCTGTCCGAACTGGACTCGCCGCGAATCTATTTGGTGGAAGTTTCCTCCGGCACCTCCACCGGGGTTGAGGTCCGGGTCCATCTCCCAAAGGTATTTGGTAAATTCTTCTGACAAATTTTTATTGTCTAGCGGCTGTTCCCGCTGCAACCACATGGCGAATTCAATGCGGTCCCTATAAGAAGAATCGGCAATCTTCTGAACAACTTCAGAAGAACTTGCCGTTTCCGTAGTCCAATTACTGATGTCAGTAGGTACCCGCACATCCCCCAGTTCATCCGCATACCGCAGCGCATCCAATACCTGCACCACTTCAGGGGCTACGTCGTCACCCCTAGCAACCCATGCCTGCATGACCTGACGCATCTGCCGTACCAACTGGGGGTTCGACTCATAGACACGAGAGAACTGATCTAAATAGTAATCACCTTGAGCGTTGAGTTTACCCTTAGTGTTTGCCCAAGGAGAACTCTGTGAAACATTGGGCACCCCATGTACGGCATCGTCTACAATCTGTCTGACTTCATCGGGGCTACTCGCCCGCGAAATATTGATAGCCACCTGCGCCGCATCAGCCTCGCTTGCCCCATAGGCAAGCCCATAAACCTTGATATTGTTCGCACCTTCAGGCAAATCCAGCAACAGGTTGTACCCATACTTTGTCCCCGAAGATGTGTAATACATATTGCCCGGCGTCGAATTCAAAAATGTTGTATCAAACCACCCCTCCCCCTTGTTCCCGTATGTGGAAGTCAACGATACGGGTGGCGCATTGTCCGTGTAATGGAACAACTGCATCGTGGTCCCAGCCTCATCAGCCGCTTGAATAACTTCCTGCGAGAAACCACGTTGAGCCAAAGCAGCCTTAAGGAAATCAGGATCATCTGTTGGTACGAAGTCCAAACCAAACTGGTCAGCCAAAACCTCCAACCGCTTCTCAAGGAACTCAACAAACGGGTCCAACTCATCCAACGCATCTTCAGGAGTGGGCATCATCCGGCGAACCCACGCCTCCATCCCCCCCGCCTGTAAGCGCATATCCAAAATCTTTCCGACCTGAAGTGCCAATTCCGCAGTAAGGTCGTCACCCATGCCAAGATTCGCCAAGCGCCCATAATTCTCATTCATGGCCTGATCCAACATCCCGCCTTGGCTGTCGATGTCGGACATCGCAGCCCAGTTCCAACCGCTGTCGGCCTTAGCGGCCCCCTCGGCGCGATAGAAGAACGACGAACCCTGATCTATCCGAACCAACCCATCAATAGATGAAACACCTATGTTGTTGTAACCCCCACCAACGACATCCCAGTTAGCCAACAACAAGTCAGCCGCCATCCCCTTCGAAACCACCACCGCAAGCGGTGCCGACGTTTCGTTAGGAAGAACATTATCCAAGGTTGTCAAACGCATAAGACCATCAACATCGCGTGCAACCACTGTTGCGTCCACAGCGACACCAGTCGCTTGATAGAACTGTTGAACAGTTTCGATGTTCTCTATCCACGGAGACACATGCCACAGCGACCCATCTGCCATATTGCGTGACGCATACGAGTCAGGAACGGCAAGACCCAACTCCCGATACAAGGCGTTGCCCAGAACCTCACCGGTAAGACGCCTTCTACCGGTGCCCGCAGGCATCGGATCGCCACCAGCAGTCATGTCGTCATACCGTTTGACGTAATACTTTTTTCCGTTGTATTCGAAC